ATCCAACACAATTAGGTCCTCTAACGCCATGCTCAGCCAGTCTTTGAACTGTAGACCGTTGATGCGGTCAGGCATTTCCCAGAAACGTCGGGCGGCAGTTATCTGGTCACCGTACTGGTCGCGTGCTTCCTGCATGGCACGCACATGGTTTAGTCCCGTGTCTTTGCTAAACATTTCGGATGCCGAATCTGAGAACGTAATGTCCCAATCCATACCCAACGCTTTAGCTTTCAAAACCTCAACACAGCGGCGCAAAATGTCTATCTGGTCTGCGGCAGTACGTAACACCTTCCACGGCACTAGGCGTTGCTCAGTAACAAAGACATTCCATGCGACGGGGTATTCCCAACGGCGTGGGTCTGGTCTGCCACGCTCACCAATCGGGTTGATGGCGGCAGGGTGCAGTGGGTTCGATGGGCTGAACGGAATACCCATCATGAACGGGTTACGCCCTAATGCTTCCAGCACGCCTGCGGACTGCATCTGGTTGGCGAGTGCCGATAGTTGTTCCTGGCTAAAGTTGGTGACCGTTGCACCAGCGGTAGCGGATGCAGGTAACGCCTTATCGACGTTCTTACGATTCCAGATAGCCATTTACACTCCTTGTGTGTTCACTCTGAATGTAGCGACGTGCCACATCCTGAACAACTGCTGTAACTTTTCGGCATGGGTAGATTACAATTCTTGCAGAACAAGGCAAGGTTATTCAAGTAGCCAATAAAGTTTGCGTTGTCTAGCAGGTCTGTTAATGCCCACACGACTGCATCTAAACGGTCTGGGCTGTTCGGGTCGTTGGGTGTCCATGAACACATTTGTGATTCCAACGTGTCTAGCGTACCCACATGATGCACCCTGCCCTGTTCATACCATGCAGCTACAGGTTCAGCACGCAGGAATTTGCCTTTGGTGGCGCGTACCTGTTTGACGTTTATGTTAGGGTCAACCTGGCGTATCAATGCTGGAATCATGTCACCGCCGTTATTGACTTCTACCACGATTGCATCCGCCATGTGTGTGCGGTACGCATCGACGGCACGTTTCGCCCACTCTAGCGGTGATGCTTTTATGGTGTAGTCCGCTATCACGTACGCTTGCCCGTCAGAGGTTTTGGCTGCTACCACGATGCCTGTTTCGTCTGATTCGGTGGTGTTGGTTACGGCTGGGTCTACTGCAACAACTGTGCGCTGGATGCTGTGAGGCAGGGCTGGCATACGGTGGCGGTCTATGTTGTCCTGCTGGAATAGTGCGCCTTCCACATCGTCCAGGACTTCGCCGTACAGTTCCTGCCTGCCCAGTCGGGTGTTGTTGTATCGGGCTTGTAGTTCGGCTAGGGCGGTGGGGGCTAGGTTTGCTGCGTTGTCAAAGGTTGCGCCCCTAGTTATGGTTACGCTGCCATCGTCACGGGTTATCAGGTTTTTGATTAGTGGTTTGGGTCGGGGTGTTGTCGTGATAAGGGTTTGGGGATGTTCCCCAAGTCGCAACCCGAACTGCAACTGGTCGTAGGCATCAGGGTATTGAAACGCAGCTAACTCATCTATCCATGCGCCGTGAAATTGTTGCCCACGCAGACGGTCTGGCACGTCACCGCTAAACAGTTTGATGCGTGACCCGTTCGCTAAAACTATTTCACCAATACTTCTGTTCCAGCCGTTAGGTTCACGCAACGCACCATACTCACGCAGAATCTTTAACAGTCCACTATCGCCCTCTACGCACGTGTCACGGGCATCACTGAACGTAGGTGCAAGGATTGCGTAACGGGTCTTAGGGTTATGGATTGCTTTCCACGCCAGCCACTCCGCACCCGTACGAGTTTTACCCCAGCCACGCCCCGACAAAATAAGCCAGGTGTTCCAGCGTTCGTCAGTTTCAACTTGCGCTGGTCGGGCTTTCTGCGCTATCCACAACGCCCTGCGTGCTACCACTGTCTGCCAGTAGGGCGATAAGTCGTTGGAGTTCCCTGTCAACTTCAGTTCCCCCGTCATAGTTCGTAACCTCAACCTGTTGCTTAATCGGTGCATCCAAACCAAGATAACGCGCCCGACGGTCCATCACTTTAAGAATGATGCCGCCTGCCTGAATGTCACCAGCCATAGCCTTAGCCCAATAGGCACGCTGTAGCCTGTCGCACCTGTCCAACTCTGACTGCCGCGCTTCCTCAGCCCCACCCTCAACCAGCGTACGTTTGATGGCACGATTGTAGGCAAGGTACGCGCCCTGCGGTGTGGCATACCCTAACGCTTGCGCTATCTCGTCGTACGTTGCGCCTGCCCTGCGTAGCTCTAGGGCTTTGCGTTCTTTGTCGATAAGGTTTGGCTTTGGGGTTTTGTTTCTATTTGGCATGTTTCTATTCTACGCTGAAGTCATGCGCTTGGTTTGTGGCTTCCAGGATGGGTTGTGTGCTTGTGATTTGCTGGTAGCGGCGGCAGATTACGTCAACGTATTTGGGGTCTAGTTCCATAAGGTATGCGGTGCGGTTTGTTTGTTCGGCTGCTATTAGTGTTGAACCACTTCCACCGTAAGGGTCAATGATGTGTGCGCCGTCTTGTAAGTATTCTAAACACCACACCATGACGGGTAACGGTTTCATGGTTGCGTGTTGTTTTATTTCACCTGACCAGTGGTGGGACAGTAGGCGTGTCTGTTTGCCTAAGTTTGTCCATGCGAGTTCACATTCGCTGAATGACAGGTTTGGGTTTTTTTTGTCCCAGATTAGCCAATGGTTTGTAGGCGGTAATACGTTTGTGAAATAGTTGCCGCCCCAAATAATTTGTGTGGGTGCAAGTTCTAGCAGGTATGAAACATCTGGTGCTTCACTGTCCCAATTTTCGCCTCTATGGAATTCTTTTTTGCCGCTGCCTAATGTTTGTTTGTTGGCGTTGATTCCGTATGGTGGGTCAGTAACTACGGCATCCATCTGCCCCCCACCAGTTAACGCCGTTAAGTTTGTGGCGTTGCTAGAGTCCCCACACATGACCCTGTGCTTACCTAGTAGCCACACATTACCCAACTTGGATACAGGCACGGTAGGTGGTTCAGGAATCTCATCCACATCGCCCAAGTCTTTGTGTGGGGTTTCCATGTCTGCCAACAATTCGGTCAAGTCACCCATGCTAAAACCTGTACCTGTAAGTTCTAGGTCTGTGTCTAGCAGCTGGTCTAGTAGTCCCACGAGTTCGTCTGTGTCGTATGTGGCTTTGTCGTTGGCGCGGTTGTCCATCAACAGAATACGTAACGCCTGGTCGTTGTCTACATCTACGTAGGTGACTTCGATGGTGTCCCAGCCTAATTCTTTAGCAGCCTTAAATGTGTGGTTGCCTGCAAGAATGTGGTTGGTTGATTGTTGTACGACTATGGGGCGGTATTGTCCGTGGTGCTGTAATGAGTCTTTGATTAGTTGAACATCACCTACGCGCACATTTTTGGGATGTGGCTTTAGTGATGCTAGTGCTGCAGGTTTAGTTTTCATGTAATTATCCTATTGCCGTAAAGTGCAACATTGGTGTTACGTTTGTTGCATTTGGGTGCATGAAATATAACAAAAACCCACACATGAATACTCTGTGACATAGCGTCTGTGAGTAACAGAGGTGTGGGTCTGTAGAACAAGTCTGCAATGTAAACATCCAGACTCATCAATTAGTTAAATTTTAGTGCCTTGTTTAACTTAAGTCTACGTCAGGGTTTTGGCGAACAATCTGCGCCGCCTTCAATAGCCCTGCACACTGCGAATAAATGTCCCCGTTATCTTTCAACAGTTCCGCATAGACTTCTAACTCATCAGCTAGCAGCGCACACAAATCGTTTAACACTTTTGTTGCAGTGAATGAGTTGTTGACGTGGCGGTTAATGACTACCCAGCGTGTTAGGTCTACCATGGGGCTTCAGTACCTTCCGACTTTTTGCCAGCCTTCATTGTAGGAATCAACCCCACATAGTCTGCATCGACTTCTAGTGCGGTGCGGTTCTCGCCGTCTTTAGTGGTGTAGTTGGCTTGCGCAAACTTACCTGCAACCGATACCAAATCGCCCTTAACGAATTCGTCTGCCGCGGCTTCAGCGTTACGCCATAGCGACACCTTAAACCAGATGGTTTCTTTATCTACCCACACGTCACCGTCTTTAGTTGTGGGGGTTACTGCCACGTTCAGGTTGGCTACTGCCCGTCCTGTTTTTGTGTAGTTTATGTCGGGGTCGTTACCTAAACGTCCCGTAAATGTTACTGTGGGTTCTCCAGCCATGACTTATTCTCCTTGTAGTTTTGTTCCATTTTCTTTTAATTCTAGTGTTGTTCCGTCATCAGGACAAATTGGTGTGTGGGCTGGGTCTGCCCATACGGGAACTATCCAGCCGCCTGCCACAGCCTGTTTTGGGTTTAGGTGTATGGCGTGTGTGCCTAGATTGTGGCACGGGTGGCATAGTGCTACCAGGTTTTGTATGTGGTCTTTGCCGCCTTGTGATTTGAGTTTGCGGTGGTGTGCTGCAAACGTGTCACCTGTCCAGCCGCCGCATTTCTCACACCATCCTTGCGCCCTGGCGGCTAACTGTTGGCGTAGTTTGGGTTTCATAATGCCCAGTCGTAGAAACAGTTTTGGTTGACACAGAATGCGTTATCGTCGTAGCACATTACGGCGTGTGTTTTGCACTGTGGGCATTTACGGCGTGCGTTGTATTCGGGAAAGAATTCCCCTGACGTTCGGGTGAGTATCTGGTCACGCCAGTAGATGAGGTCTAGCACGATTAGTTCGGCAGTGTCCTCATGGTATTTCAGTAGTTTACCTATGTGGTCTGACAAGTAATCTAAACGTAGTTCTACTAGGGGGTTTGTGCCGTATTCGGGTTCGGCTACATGCTGGGGCGGTGTCAGGTTTAGCAGCTCACCCATGCCGTCTGTTGTGACCATAAGCCAATCCTGGAACATGCGACAGAACGTAATCATGTCCAACATAATCGGGTATTTGCGTACAGTCTTTGGGTGTGCCACATACTCTATGAGTGTCCACAGTCGGGGGTAGTGGGCGGCGCATTCCGACGTTAAGAGTTTAGGTGTGGCTTCCATACCCTGCCTCGTTTAACAGGCTCACCAGCACGCTCAGGGGCAGGATGGCGCACCAGTCCCCTATCGCCTTTTCTCCCTGCCCGTTCAACCGCAACACGGCTACAGGTAGTGCATCTGTTTTACGGTCTGCGAGTTGTTTCATCGTTCTAGCTGGGTCAAAGTTGGTTCGGGCTTTCACTTCCCAATCGATGCAGGGTGTGCCTGTGATGTCTGTGCCGCTACGTCCTGCGCCTGTCGATTCGGCAAACGGGAATCCGTGGGCTTTCAAATAGTCGGCAAGTAGGCGTTGGGTGGCGTAGCCACGATGTTTGCGGTGCTGGCTCATTCGTAATCCTCAGCGTTCATCACATAACTAAGGATTCCTAGCCTGCGCCATTCTGACATGTCTGCGGTGCGGTTTTCCTCTAGCCAAATGTTGCCCTCAGCATCAACCCATTCTGATACCAGCACCCAGGACACACACACTCCGCCTTCGTTCCGTGCGCTGGGTGACGTTTCTAGTACCTGCTGAATCTTGTCGGACATTGCCATAACGTCATTCTACGGCAAACAAAAACGGCTAAAGCCCTAAGACCTTAGCCGTTATTGTTGTTCGCTTCCCCTCAAACATTACATAGTTTATGGGGTGTTTGTTGTCACAGCAAATTGCTTATCATGCGGTTACATTCCTTGCAGTAGAACGCGACCAGGAAAACATCTAGGTGGTATGAGTCGAACCACCACCAGCGTGTGTCGTAGTTTATTTTTGTGGTTTGTTTCTGTTGGCATTCGTGGCACACGTACTCTTTGCCTTTGAATGTCCAGCCTACGGTTGGGTAGTACACGGCTGCTCCTCAACAAACTTAGCAATGCGCTGCACGGTGTCGTACTGTGCAACCACGGCAGGGTTTTGTTTGGCATCCTGGCAGTCTGAGTCTGCGCCCTTGCAGTCACACAGCATCGCTAACGGTGTGAATCGGAATCGGATAAGGTCTGCTAGCTCTTTCATTATTTCCACCTTGTCGGTTCGCATACTGCCAGGAACAAAATCAGTGTACCTAGCAGGGCTTCTATTGTGTGCTTAAAGATTAGTCCGCGTGCAGTCCACGGTGCGTTATTCCAACGGTTAAACATTCTTTGTCCTAAGTCGTGCGTGTGTCGTGTGAATCTGTGTGTCGTTTAGGTTTTCGATAAACCACACGGTGTTGCCATCATCTGTAATTTCGTTACCGACTACCCACAGTGAATCAGGCGTTTCATAGAAAAGATTGTCCGCGGCTTTTTGTGCTGCGCGTTGTGACTTAAAAAAGATTTGTGTTGACATGTTAATTGTTTTTACATTTTTCATTTTGACTCCTTGTGTTCTGCCCCCGTCGGGCTTGTAGTTCCATAATACGCCCAAACGCACATCAGATGCAACTATTTTTGCAAACTATTTTCAGCCACAAAAAACCCTTTAATCCAATGGGCTTTTCAGACCGCCACGAATAAACGCCCTAATCTCGTCAGGCATCGGCACACTAAAATTCCGTGCAGACTCCAACTCCAGCACCCGTTGCGCCTCATCCACCAGCCGCGCCCTATCCCGTTGCACACGCTTAAACGCCGTATTTAAATCGGCAGCAGTAACAGTGCGCGACTCACGGCGGTAATGGTCAACAGCTAACTCACGTGCATCACTTGCGGTCATGTTTGGGTGTAGTAACTCGCACCACAATTGTGCCTGCTCATGTGCTGCTTCTGGTGACCTGCGACCTAGTAACGGGTCATAGCCAGACATTGCCTGTAAGAATCGTGCGACCTCAAT